ATTTTCTTTTGTATGAGAAATTTATTAAACTCTTCCTCAAGTTTACTTTTAAAATTAGAAGTCTGCTGAAGAGTTGTTTTCTTGCGATATTTCTTCTTCATCAGATTCATTCTTAGTTGAGCTATCACCTTCGACTTTCTCAAATCCTTGACTTGAGCCATTCATTGATGAGCCTTCAACTAAATTTTTAACTTGTACTGATTTCAGTCTCAGAGAACAACCAGCACCTAATAAAGGCGTATACCATTCTCTTGGAAAGAAACTCACTCTTAGAGTTGAGCCACCCCAGACAGTAATATCTTTGTTTAGTGGTTTTAACTCACTGTCAAATATTGCAGGTCTTTGAGTAAAGGCTTCTCCAGTTTTAGAGTTAGTGCCTTTCGCCTTCATCTTAAATTTGAAAATGTATTTATCATTTTCTTTTTTGTAAGGAAGCGTAGCCTTCTTCAGGTTTTTACGCTTACCTTTTTTCTTCTCTTCAGTGAAAGCCTTCTCTACACACTTATCAATTAAAGTAATAAGTTCGAGAGCTTTATCACCATCAACTTCTAAATCTACGTGAAATTCGCCTTCAGGCTTCCATTTCACATCTGCTTTAGACAAATGAGGATAAATAGCTTTTCCAAATGGAGAAGTGTACGTTTTTGGTTTTTCCATTTATATGTACCTCCTAGTAATTATTGGAAATGACAATGTTTAGATTGTCGTAAAGTGTCCTTTTAATAGTTCCTCTAGCGTAGTTGTTTAAGAACAAAAATACTTACTTTTTAAAACTTCAGCAATATCAAGGTTTCTCATTTTAGGAAGCTCAGGTATTAAGTGACGTTTCTCTGGTGCAACTTGAGGCTTAATCTCTTTACAAAAATTCTGTAGTACATTCTCTCTGGAAAATATCTCTACAAAAGATTCTCTTACACAATCATTCATAAGTTGAACGTCTGGAGCTAAAACTCCAAATGAATCGTGCACAGTAGCAAAAGATTTTATTCCTCGACTCGATGCTTTAGAAACTGCTTTTGCTAAAATTGAACCATCGATTGCGTGAATCCAACATGGAGCAATAGCGTTAGAAACTTTTCTCTTATCTATTTTATTTGTTTCATATTGAATAGTAACTTTTTTAGTTTTCATAGATTCACCCATACGAGTATTAACTCTCTGTTTTTTCATCTGTCTATAATTCATCTGAACTTGATAGCCAGTTGGAGTTGTGAATGTTACCGGAAGACCATTATCAGAAACTAATCTTGATACTTTCTGAAGCCATATCATACATTCTTTTGCAGAAATAATTACGTCACCAATGGCTTTCCAAACTAATTTAGATAAATAATAAGTTGCTTGAAAAACAGAAGGTATACCTGTTTTTTCCGCATCCTCTTTATTTTTCATAAATGGACAAGGCTTACCTTCTTCAACCATATCTTCTAAATGCTCTTGAATATAAGCTCTACAACTATATTGTGTTAAACCATAAACAACACACATCGTAACTTTTTTAGTTGTTTTTCGGTTTATTCCATAGTCAAGCCACATCTTCTTTAATTGATTATCTTCCATTTGTTTTAGATAATCTAAAGTTTTATCAGCTACCTCTTGGTAAACATCCTGCGGTATTTCTTCAGCAGTTAAATTTGTAGCTCGGCCTCCGACTTCATCCCTTAAAGCTCCTGAAAAAATTTGAAGTCCTGAATTAGTACAATCACTAAAACAAGTTAAATGAGTAATAAAATCTAACCCCTGTCCTGAACTTTTATATTCTTCATATTCAAAACAAAAAGCTAAGAATTGGTAAGGTTCACTACAATGAGACCAAAAATCATAATGATTATGTGGGTCTGTTGCTGTCGCTAATATAGCTTCTTCATTATCATCTACCCATTTAACTCTTTCTTTTAGAGTTTTTTTATCCATACCAAACATATTAGCTCCGTGAATTTTTAACTTATCAAGAGCTTCAGGAGTTCCTAAAGGTTTACCTTCGCTAAATAATAATAAACTTTTAGCTACATCATTGCCCTGATAATTTAAAAACATTGGTACACAATAAACTCTGCTACGAAAATCGTACTGCAAAGGATAATAATGCTCAGGATATTGGTCATATAAATCAGCGACCCAGAGCAACTTATCTATCAACAATCTTTTAGATTTTAATTCAGCGTTCTCTTGATGAACTTGAGAAGCTTTTCTTTTCCATTGTTTTCTAGCTTTTTTATTCGTTGCTATATCGTGTGGCTTAGGTGGCAATGGGATATTTTCTGTACTAGGTAATCTCCCTACAACACTTCCATTATGAAATGCTGAATTAGCTACCTGATAAACCTTAATATTAATTTTAAAAGGTGTATTTTGCATAGCGTTTACTGATTGATAAATTTCAGGCATTTCGTGAGCTCTGTTGTTCATTTCCTCCAGATAAGCTCTGCTTCTTGACTTAAATAAATTGTAGTGCATATTATTTTTTCTCCTCTGTTAGTTTGTATGAATGAGTTATATAACCGCCATTAAACGGATTACTCCAAATTTTTGGTTTTATTATCATTGGAGTTCTCATTGGTTTTAATGCTTCTGAATGAAGCTTCTTATTATCAATCCAATCCATAGTTTTTTCCGTACACTCTACATAGACTGGTGAATTTCTTCGGCCTTCTACTCTTCGCTGTAATTTAACTAAATCAGTAGCTCGAATTACTAAATCTAAAAGAGTCATTCCTAATTGAACTTTATCTACTTTAGGCCAGTGACCCCATTCAAGCTCTTGTTTACCCATCGCATAAATATAAACTTTTTTCTTATAGCGATAATCATTTTTACTTTTCAGATAATGTCTGGTTTTACTATAAGTCTTAGAGTCAGTATCTTGAAAAAATTTAAGTCTTGCTTCATCTTCTAAAGAATTTCCAATTTTAACTGTAGCTTTAGTTTGAGTACATCCAAGAGTAATAGAATCTAATATTGCTTTTAAAGATATTAAACTTACCGCATCCCATTTATTAGACTTCTCATTATCAATTTCCTTAATAGGAATACACTTTGCTAATAATTGTGCGGACTTAGCATATTTTTTAGAATGACCATCGTAAGCTTCATCAAAATATTTTCCGATTGCAATACTTACTGGTTCTATAGCTTCTTGTAATAATTGCTGGCCATAGATTGTTGTACTTTCAGTTGGCTCTTTGTCTTTTCCTGTATTTTCATTTTTCTTTGATTTGGATTTTCTAATGTTCCGGTGAAATCTATCAATTCCATCCTTAATCATTTGTTGTTCAAGCTTTTTCTCAGCTTCAACTTTTTCATAGCCTTTAGCTACTGTCTTAACTTTACTTCCGATTTCTAGTTTTTCCATTATTACCTCATTTGTTATTGTTAAAGAGACTTGGTGCTTTGGTGCTTAAGTCTCCTTCACTTGCGTAGCTATTGACACAAATAGTGAACAGAGTTAAAACTCCGCTATTTATCTACAATCTAGCTACGCTAGTGTATTAGTTTTATAATGAGGATTATTGGTGGTAGATTTTAAGTCTCTTCCAGAAAAAAAATCCGTATTCCTCCTCATTAATTTAAACTTAAAAATTACTTCGGTGCTTAATCTGCACCGGTTCTGCTTTAAGCTTTTCTTCAAATTCATCCATTTTCTTACTAATATTTACTTTACTCTTAGGAAAGAAATGAATGTATCTTCTTGTCACTGGACTATTCGGTGCGTGTCCTAGCCAATCAGCTATTACCGCTAACGTATAACCAGCGTCAGCCATTCGAGATGCACAAGTATGTCTACAAGTATAGAATACCCAATCATGCTCTCCTGACTTACCTAACTGCTCCCTTACATCCTGCCATCTATTATAAAGTTGTCTGTAGCTTGACATAAAGAATCTTTTTTGGTTGCTTCTCTTTATTAGTATATCTTGAGTACGTTTTCTAGTTCCCACAACAACAGGAATATCTGTTTTTAGTCGTTTGAAATTAAACGTCACTGAACCATCAAGATTTCGTATAAGATTCTTTGAGTTACCAGTTCTTAAATCTTCTGGTGAAGCTCCAGTATCAATTAAACAAATTACAAAATCCTTCAAGTCAAGATAACCAAACTTATCACATTCATTGAGAATAGAAACTTCCTCATCTCTTGTGTAAGCTCTACACATAGTTAGCTTTTCTTTTTTTCTCTTAATCTTTAAAAGATTTGCAGGACTAATGTGGCCATCAGCTAAAGCCTGACTAAATATTTTATTCATAGTGCAAGCTCTTCGATTATTGGTATTTGTCCATTTACCCTCGTTAAAAGGTTTTATGTACGTATACCAATCTTCCTTTTTTATTTCTCTTAAAGGTTTATTTGCTCCCCAATACTTATAAAAAGAATTAGCGGTATACTTTTGTTTTTTTCCGTGCTGAGTTGGCTCTCCATCTTGCAACCAACCAACCTCCGGATTATTTAAACAATTCTCAAACGCTTGCTTTAAAGTTATTTGGGAATTAGCTCTTATTTTTTCTCTAGGTTTACCATCTAGTATTTGCTCTTTAAACCCATTTTCTGTATCTTCAGCCTCTTTTTGTGAATCACAAAGTTTCTGTTTTCTTACTCCCTTAACAGTAACATCAGCTCTCCACTTTCCATCAGGTTGTTGTCTTGCCATTATTATTTACCTCACTTTATTATTTATACTTCCACATTCGGTCTCCATCTGAATACATAAGTTTTTTAGCTTGAACACCTTTTGGAGTTACTAGCTTTATTTCCTTATATCTTTTGTCATCCGTAGACTCGACCAACTTTATTAAACCTAATTGTTGCAAAGTCGTGTTGTTACGACTTAGTGTTGCAGAATTAAATCTAAAGCCATACATCTCATCCAATTTAGTATTTGCATTTTCAACTGTCATTTTATCTGGTGATAAGTGACTTATTGCATCAAACAAAATTACTGTATTGAGATTACAGCCATTCTTATACTTACCTAAACTTAGCCTAAAAAATCTTGAGGCTATTTCAGTAAAGCTTGCCATTTTGTCCTCCACTTGCTTTTAGTTATATGTTTTATCCTACAAAGGACTATAACACACTACCTACGCTGGTCAAGTAGTTTCACTATAGTATTAGTGCCAGTCTTTTTATAAATTGGCTTACCTTTTTCAGCGAGTTCAACTCCAGCGAGTCTTGCTGGAATAAGTCGGTCAATAGATACTATCAAACGATATTTCCAAATCTTCAGGAAGAAGCTTTTTTCATCCTTAGATTTTTCAATATGAAACTCAAAGAATTTGGGATAAGTAGATTTATATTCAGCAAGAGTTTTAAACTTCCTGAGATTTTCAACTGCTATATCTATATTCTTATACTTCATAACTCCTTATTTATTATTGTTATACATATACAAAATAATTAGCCTGATACCTCACAGCATCAGCTAACCTCCCTAATTATCCCTTCCTATAATTTCGCCCTCATAGACCTCCCCTTGAGGACTTATTCGTTTTTTTATTTCAACATCCAACGAATCGTTTCTTTTTCTTTTTAACACAATTCGATTAAACTTTGCAAGTTGACAACAAATATTTTTTATATTTTTTTCTATGGGATTACCTACCGGTATCTCATGCTGGTGGTACCTACTGTAGGTACTCCTCATAGATTTAAGTTGTCTTACAACTTTAATAAGAAATTTATTAGTTACTACTTCTAATTTCATTCTTATTGTTTAACCCCCCTAGGTTGTTGGTATGGCTGAGTAAAACTT